GCTCCTTTTGGTCTAACGTCTGAGAAATCAAACTCAGGTGTTGATAAGTGTTCACCAAAGTAAGACTTCATTAATACTTTAATTGCGTCAGCCCAACCTTCAATAGAATCCCCAACCAAGAATCTTCGTGTTCTATTCGGGTTAGGTTTTCTAATTTCAGGAAGTTTTTCTACGTGGTGTTTTTGAACTGAGTATCCTACTCCAGTTCCACCCAATAATAAGAACATTGATTCTGAAAAAGCGTCCAAGTGGTCAATAGGTAAGTAAGCACAGTTGTAGATTCTGTTTGGAGAAATCTCAATTGGTTTACCACCAAATTGCATTGACCTCATTGAAGGTAATACTTTTTTATTATACACATATTGATATACGTCCACAATCTCACCTGCGATTTGTGGGTATTTCTTAATATGCATGTTCATGTTTCTTGTTACAAGTTCTTCCCAAGTTTCTCTTCTTTCTAACTCGGGGATGAATTTTGCGTACTTCATGTAGACAGTTAGGTCTGACAATATCTTTTGTGATGCGTCCATTTTGTTAATTATAATTGTTTTTGTTTGTTAATTCAAGTTAGTTTCTTGCTCCTTTTGTTTTCTTTTTTCCATCAATTCTTTAATTCGGTCTCGTTTTTGTTCTTCTTTCTTTTCTTCAAATCCTAAGAATGTTACTGAACTTTCAGTATCAATTTCAAGAAGTTCATTATCAAACTTACAGTTCTCAAATATGACCCCGTCTTTGCCCAAACGTGATTTGGTAATAGCGATGGTTGCTAAGTTCATTTCTTTTTGTTGTAAAGTTTTAGCCACGGAAATGATAACGTGTCCAACTTGTGCCTTTTTAATAGAACCACCCATTTGGTCGGTGGTAACAACCTCAGAAGATATAGAGCTTCTGTTACCCTGTGTTGCGGTCCAACCCACAACAGACAATTCGTGACATAATGCCTCAAATCCTCTCATAACTGAACCTTCACTTTTCCACTCATCACCCATGTTTTTATCTGGTACAATACAGTCAATATAGTCCAAGACTATCATGTCAATATTGTGACCATCAGCAATCATCTTACGAATCATGTTTTTGATTTGGGTCATAGTGTGTTGGTCTGAAGGTAATTTTTTAAGAAACAACTTATTAGTCATTTCTTCTCTTACCACACGTGCTTTTTCTAAAACCTCTTCTCTATGTAGTGGTAATAAATCAGGAGCGATACCTGTCCACATAGTGAAGTGTTTTCTTTGAATTACTTTTGGGTTGTCCTCAAAAAACAATTGTAATACATCGTATCCGTTGTTAAATGCGGAATTAGCAATTTTGGAAAGAACCGTAGTTTTACCTACCCCAGTTGGTGCTAAGATTACACCGAGTTCTCCTTTTGCTAAACCACCCTTAAGTAGTTTATCAATTCCTGTAATTCCCATAGGAATTGGGTGACGGAAATCTTCATTTAACACGTCCTCCAAGTTTGTAAACACGTCTTCAATTTTGTTATTGTTCTCACCCACTTGTAGAGCGGTTCTTACCAATTCCTCAAGTTTGTCATAGTTTTCAAATTCGCCATTGTCAAGAATTTTTTGTGATTTTGTAATCGCCTTCTGTAACTCTTGTTGTTTACAGAACTTAAGAGATTTCTCTTGTACGAAAGACGCTCCATCAGTAGGTGCATCTTTTACTTGTTTAATGGTGTCGTTAAGAATTTTTAACATTAACTCTTGAGGGAATTCACTCTTCACCATTTGTGAAAGTGTCTCAAAAGAAGGAGTACAATCATACTTTATATAATACTCCTTAATAAGTTGGAGTAATGTTTTAAAGTATCTGTTCTCAAAATGTGATGGTTCAATTACGTCAATGATAGAATGTGCGAAATCTTTGTCTAAAATTATTTGATTTAGTAGTTGGAGTTGGAAGGTATTACCTAGATATTCAAAATTCTTGTTTGACATAATTTATTGTTTTTACTGGTAGTGATAAATACTATTATACTAAGCTATAATCCATGTAAGTAGTAACAAAACTTTCACCTGAAAAAATGTCAGTTAAGTCCCTTAATACACTTTTTACTTGCTGGCGTATGTCTACGGTGTATCTTATCTTAGGTGGTAAAATTTTGGCATTTAATATTCTATGACAAATTGTCTGTTCACCAAGTTTAATATAGAAATTAAAAATTTCAGGACCGTTAGTATTTGAAGTATCAAGTACATTTGCGTCCTCAAAAATTTGTTCTTGGTTTTCCAAAAGATAGACTACTGAACGCATTTTTTGTTCGTATTCAAAGGTGGATACGAAATCTTTTAAGTAGTAGGACATATCCAATGAGTTTTTAGCCATTGGGTTATACCCACGAACATTGAAATACCTTTGAATAACAATGTTGTCGTTCAATGTGATTAGGAATTCCATTTTAATTACATCTGTTTCTTTCATTTTTTTATTATTATATTGTATTATTTTTCTTCTCTAAATTTTCTTTTTTCTTTTCTCGTTAATTTCATAAATGGTTGAATGAATCTTAAAAATTCATCGTCACTTTTTCCAAGGTACTTGAAGAACCCATCGTCAGTCATCATACGTATTAGATTTTTGTAACCCCTACCTTCGGGGTCTAAAGTGTCGGCATAATATTGTTCAACAATTCCTTTACCATCATCAGAAATGAGTGGGTTCTGTAAGTCCACGATTTTTTCATTGATTTGAAAAAATTCTTCTCCGTAAATTCCGTCTTTTGTTTTTCCACTTATTAAGTTTTTGAGTGCCGTGTTCTTTTCGTCTTCTTTCAGCAATTCTCTCGCCTTTGTTAAAATATCATTAATATTAACAGGTTTGTCAAGGAACTCGGGAAAATATTTGATTAATGTTTTCTCTCCGAAATAATATATCCCATTTATATTATCGGACTTATCTCCTGTAACAATTTTATATGGTAAAATGTTATAAGCTGGCATCTCATATGTACCAATTTTTACTTTCTTACCGTGAGTGTAATGTACTTTTGCGATTGGAGAATAGATGGTTGTATTTTCATCAACCAACTGAAGTAAATCTTTATCAGCTGATAAGATAGTTTTCTTTTCTTCTGTAGCTATTTTACAGTAGTATGCAATTAAGTCATCAGACTCGTTCATATCTACTTTTATTTGACGAATAAAACATTCTTCAATGTATTCTTTTACTCGTGATTTTTGGCTATGGTATGATTCAAGCTTATACTCGTTCATACCTTGTCGTCTATTTAATTTGTAATTAGGATATATCTGACGACGCACGGATGCGTTGTCGTCACCGTCCCAAAATACCAAGACTTTGTCGTAGTTGTGTTCATCAATTTGTTTACGTAATGTATTAACAAAGTGGAAGACACCCCCAATATGGTTTCCTTCTACAAAGAGGTCTCTAACCCCGTGGAATCCAATTTTAAATAGGTTATCACCATCTACTAAGAGTGTCTTCACAATTTATTGTTTATACTGTTTCACTTTCTTTTTCCTCAAACAAGCTGAAATCTCCATCAGCCCCAATAATCTCTTTCCAATACTCAGCATTTTCTTTCTTGTATTGTTCAATAGATACTTTCTCTTCAGCCGCATCTTTTCCTGCCAAGAATCCGTGTGGTGTTACGATGATTTTTCCATCCTCATATCCCAAACCATTGATGTGGTTTTTCATAACAGAAACTTTTGTACGGATTGCAAACTTAACAGTTCGTTTGTCTTTTGTCGCAGAAATTTTGTTTGTTCCCGCACCTTTTTGATTACCGAATAAGAATACCAAAGATGAGTTTAACCAAATGGCTTCACCACCTTTTGCCTTAATCTTTGGTTGTCCAAATGGATTGTCAGGAAGTTCAACCCAAGGTTGATTAACAATAACCAATGTGTTTTCATATTTTGAATCGGATTTACGAGAACCTGAAATACGTTGGTTGATACCCATTCCAATCTTGTCGGCAAGAACCGCAGCGTTGTGTTGTTTACCACCTTTACCTTCGTAAGTCATCTTACAAGGAACCGAACCTACTGAATCCCAAAGGAACAATAAATCATATTCCAATTCACCTTTTTCTTGAGCATCCAACAAACTATTAATATAATCTGTGATTTGTTCAATGTAAGAGAAGTTGTTATTGAAGATAAAGAATCCATCCCAATCTAACTCTCCTGTTTCGGGGTCAACTACTTCGTCACAATCAAAACCCATAAGTCTTGCGTGTTCAAAACTCCATTTCTGTTCGGTAATAATAAAAACAGGAAGAATATTTTGTTTCTGAGCTGATACGGCCGCTTTTACAAGAGCTGTTGTCTTACCTGTATCAGAGTGACCCAAGAACATGTTTAAGTGTCCTATAGCGGGTCCTGGTAGTCCTACAGCGTCCAAGAAATCTTTACCCAAGTCAAAGTATCTTTGTGGTTTATACTTCGCCGAAGTTGAGAATTTCTTCT